CCAATAGGATAATAATGCAAATACCCTTTGGAGAATGGCTACCTGACCAACCAGAACATAATAATCCTGGTGCGAATGTTGCTAACAATGTGTATTTTGCAAGACAATCTTATAAACGATTTCCTTCTCTAGTAGATTATTCATCTAATAATATTTCAGCAGATAGTAGAGGAGCTGGTTCATTTAGAGATAACTCTAATACTGTATTTAATTTTGTTGCAACCAATACAGACTTATATCAATTAGATGGTGGAACTTTTACATCAAGAAAATCTAGCTTGACAGGTGACAATACAGATTTTTGGACATTTACTCAATTTGGTAATTATATAATAGCATCAAATGGTGTAGATGCACCTCAATATTTTTTAATGGGTACATCAACTAACTTTGCAAATTTATCAGGAATTGTAACATCAGGTACATTACCAAACTTTAAAGTATCAGGTGTTATTAGGGATTTTTTAGTAACAGGTAATCATAGTAACGCATCAAATAGAATACAATGGTCAGGTATTAATGATATTGCTACTTGGGCAAGTGGTACTAAACAATCTGACTTGCAAGACTTACCAGGTTCAGGTGGACAAATTGTTGCCATAACTTCTGGAGAGATAGGTTATGTATTTAGACAAAACCAAATAGTTCGTATGGACTATGTGGGTGGTGCAACTGTATTTAGATTATCAGTTATATCGCCTAATAGAGGAGCTGTATATGGAAGAACAGTTTGCCAAGATAATCGTAGAGTATTCTTTTATGCAGATGATGGATTTTTTGAAATTAATGGAGACCAAGTTATCTCAATAGGTGCAGAAAAAGTTAATAGATTTTTTGATGTAGATTTAAACAAAGCATTTAGTGATCGTATATGTGCTGCGGTAGATCCATTTAATCAATTAGCTTTATGGTTATATCCTTCAGCTTCTAATACTGCTAATACTACTGGTATTTGTGATAAGATATTAATTTATAATTATGCTACACAAAAATGGTCAACTGCTACTGCAAATGCTAGTACCATTTTTTCTCAATTTGTAGGAGCATATACTGTAGAATTAATGGATATTATTTCTGAAAACTTAGATCAAATCAATATTGCACTAGATACTGACTTTTGGTCAGGTGGACAATTATTACTAGGTGCTATTGATAGTGATTATAAAGCTGCTATTTTTTCTGGTACAGAAAATGAAGGTGAAATAGAAACTTCAGAATTAGAGTTGTTTCCAGGACTAAGATCGAATATAATCGGTGTTCGACCTATAGTAGATGCTACAGCAACAGTAACTATTAAAACAAGAGATCGTTTAGCTGATGATCCAACAGAATCTAGTAGTTCAACTATGAATTCAAATGGTTTAAATCCAGTAAGACAATCTGGTCGATATGTAAAATTTAACATAAAAACACCTAGTGGTGTTGCTTGGAAAGATGCTCAAGGAATTGATCTAAAAGCATCAAGAGCAGGGTTGCGATGACAGATAAAACTGATATAGATAATGTTAGATACAGTTTTGAAACTCAAGAGTTTTTCCAAAGACAAATTGAGGAAGCGATCAACGCATTAATTAATGAAAAAAACCAAGAGAACAATAAAGCATACGCTTGGTTTATAGGAGATTAAAGTGGCAGGAATAAAAGATTACTCAACAACACAAGCAAATAATACAAGTTTAAATTCTTTAAATGTTGGTGAAGGAATGCTTCCTTCAAACTTAAACAATGCCATTAGAGCATTAATGAAAAATACTAGAGAATGGTTTAATGATTCTCAATGGGTAGAGTATGGGGATGGTGATGGAGCTTATACTGCTGCTTACGCATCAGCTACTTCTTTTACAATTGCTGGTGTTGATGTTACTCCAATTTACCATGAAGGCAGAAGAATAAAATTAACTGCAACAACTCCAGGAACTATTTATGGAACAATTAGTTCTTCAAGTTTTTCAACAAATACTACAATCAATGTAACTTGGGATAGTGGTTCATTATCAAATGAAGCAATAGACAATGTTTATATTGGTGCTTTATCTAAAACAAATAATTCTTTACCAACAGGTGTAATTGCTACTGCAACTTTAGCAGATGGTTCAGTTACTACAATTAAGATTGCCGATAGTGCAGTTACTACTGCAAAGATTAATGATGCTGCTGTAACTAATGCTAAACTAGGTGCAGACTCAGTAAATGGTTCTAAGATTGCAGATGACAGTATAGACTCAGAACACTATGTGGATGGTTCAATAGATACAGCTCATATTGCAGACTCACAAATTACAACTGCTAAAATCGCAGATACAGCTGTTACTACAGCAAAAATTACAGATTCAAATATAACTACAGCTAAACTTGCAAGTAATGCAGTAACTACAGTTAAGATTACAGATTCAAATGTAACAACAGCTAAGATTGCTGCTGATGCAATTGATGGAACTAAAATAGCTGATGATAGTATTAATAGTGAACATTATGTAGATGGATCTATTGATACTGCACATATTGCTGATTCTCAAATTACTACTGCAAAGATTGCTGACTCTAATGTAACAACTGCTAAGATTGCAGATAGTAATGTTACAACAGCTAAAATTAATGATGACGCAGTAACTGCTGCCAAGATTGCAGACGCAGTTATTGTAACTAATTCTGAACAATCAGGACATACACCTGATGACGTTACATTCTTTACAACATCAGCTTCTGATGGAAGATACTTTAGACAAGATAGTTCTGAAACAATAGACTCAGGAGATACTTGGTCTGGTTCAGATGCTTTTATTGCAACGACTGCTGCTATTGATGCTAGAGTTATAGACTTAGTTGATGATGTTGGTGGATTTTTTCCAATATCAAGTGAAACAAATTTTCCAAATACAAACCCAGATGTAAATGATGGTGCTGGTACAATTGTATCAATTAAAGAAATGGCAACTACAAGAACTCCAAGCGGAGGAACAGTTACTATTTCTGGTGGTACAGTTGGAGGATCAACTGTAACAATTACAGGATGTGGTTCTACAGTTTTAACTGCTGGATTTGGTGTACTTGTTGAAACAACAACTACATTAAATACTTACACTTTCCATAGATTAGTTCCAAAGGCAACTGAAGTTACAACTGTTGCTGCTATCTCATCTGATATTACAACTGTTGCAGGAGACACTACTGATATAGGTGTTGTATCTGGATTATCTAGCGATATTCAAAGTTTAGCTGATATAGAAGATGGTACAGTTGCAACTAACGCAATTTCAAATGTTGGAAATAATATTAGCTCAGTAGTAACTACAGCTTCAAATATTTCTGGTGTTAATTCTTTTGCTGATAGATACAGAGTATCAGCTACAGCTCCAACTACTTCACTAGATTCTGGGGATCTATATTTTGACACTTCTACAAATATTTTAAATGTGTATGGTGCTTCTGGTTGGCAAAACGCAGGTTCATCAGTTAATGGAACTTCACAAAGATACAATTACACAGCTACATCTGGTCAAACAACTTTCACAGGTTCAGATAATAATGGTAACACACTTGCTTATGATGCAGGTTACATTGATGTATATTTGAATGGTGTCAAATTATTAAATGGAACAGATGTTACAGTAACTTCTGGTTCATCAGTAGTCTTAGCTAGTGGTGCAACTACAGGAGATGTAGTTGATATTGTTGCTTATGGAACATTCTCTGTTGCAAGTCTTAACGCAGATAACCTAGATAGTGGTACAGTACCAGATGCTAGAATTACTGGTGCTTATACAGGCATCACTAATCTTACAATGTCTGGCGACTTAACAGTTGATACAAGTACATTAAAAGTTGATAGCTCAAATAATAAAGTTGGGATTGGTACTACAACACTTCCAGAAGTTTTAACTGTAAATAAATCGTCTAATGGTGCGATAACTGGTCTATCTATAAACAACGATTATCCTACATCATCAACTGCATCTGCTGGAACAGGAAGTGGTATTCGTTTTGGTGTAAATGATGGAACTTTTAATTCAGCTTTTGGTGATGGTAGAGGTAGTGAAATTTTATCAGTAACTGCTTCAACAAATGGTAGAAGCAGAGATATAGTATTTAAAACTGACAATGGTGGAACTCTTGGTGAGGTTATGCGTATTGATAGCTCTGGCGATGTTTATATTGGAAATCAAGACAGTGCTGCATCATCTGCATTTTTTAATAAAGAACTAAGTAATGAGTATAAATTTAATATTTATGCTTCAACGTCAACTTCTACCAGTAGAGCTATAACTTTTAATGGAAGAAGTAATTCAGAAGCTATGCGTATCGACTCATCTGGAAGATTAATTCTTGCAAAAACTTCTACAGCAATAGGTGACGTAGGAATAAGTTTAGATAGCAATGGTAAAATATCTGCAACAAGAAGTAGTGACCCAGTTTTCTTACTTAATAGATTAAGTACAGATGGAGTTATTGCAGATTTTAGAAAAGATGGAACAACAGTTGGTAGTATAAGTACCGATAATAGTAGCAATCTTACAATACAAGGAAAATCAAGTTCAGATTTTTCAATTTTATTTGGAACAAACAAATTAAATCCTAAAAATTATGCAGGAACAGGTGCAAAAGATAATGCTGTTGATTTAGGAGATAATGACGATAGATGGAAAGACCTATACTTAGGTGGTGGTCTATATGTTGGTGGCACAGGCACAGCAAACAAATTAGACGATTACGAAGAAGGAACTTTTACACCAATTATTAAGTTTGGTGGTGGAACTACAGGAATATCTGCTACACAAGTTGGTAAATATACTAAAGTTGGAAATCTTGTAACTTTACAAATATTTATTGAATTTTCAAATAAAGGTTCATCAACTGGTGCTGCAACTATATCTGGAATACCATTTACAATAGCAACACTTACAAACAGTTGGAGTGGAGTTGGTACTGCTCCTTTGGTTTGGCATAATATGACTTCTTCTTTAGTTCAAGCAGGAGTAACTGTAAATCGTTCTTCACAATTTTTAACTTTATTTGGACATACAGCATCAAATGGTAATGGAACTAATCAAGCATTAACTAATACCGATTTTGCTAATAATAGTTATATCGGAATAACAGCAGCTTATTTATCAACTTAACAACACAGGAGACAACACATGGCAATAACTAAAGAGACACAGATTGGTAAAATCGAAGTGGTCGGAAAATACAAATCAGTTCAAGTAAGAACAGATACTGTAGTTATGGAAGATGGCGAAGAATTATCAAGAAAGTATCATAGACATTCTTTAGCACCAGATGCAGACA